GCTGTGGGGCGAGGAGCAGGTGCAGAACACCTGCAGGTACTACATCGCCCGAGGTGGTAGGCCGCTGACGAAGGTGATGCCGCCGCTGGCCCGCAAGCCTGGCGAGTGGCGCCGCATCGGGGTTGAAAGCGGCTGGAACGTCCAAGTGTGCAACCGCATCGAGGATGCCGTGCTGCCGGTGGACTTTGGTTACTACGTCGAGGAAGTGGAGAAGCTGTGCCTGAGTCTCGCGTGAACTTCGCTGCCTGGAACCACGAGACGCTGGCTCGATTTGCCGAGGAGGCGACCGAGAAGATGGAGCGTCAACAGGCCGAGATCGAACAACTACGCGCCGACCTGCGGGTGGCGCTGGATGCTTACAGGAGAGTCATCAGTGAGAAGCCCTGATCTGTACCTTGGAGACTGTCTGTTCTGGCTGGCCATGCTGCCCGACAACAGCGTCGATGCGGTCGTGACTGACCCACCTTATGGCCTGAGCTTCATGGGTAAGAAGTGGGACTACGACGTACCGGGCGAAGCGATCTGGCGGGAGTGCCTGCGGGTATTGAAACCTGGCGGGCACCTGCTGGCGTTTGCCGGCACGCGGACCCAGCACCGCATGGCCGTGCGGATCGAGGATGCGGGGTTCGAGATCCGCGACATGATCGCTTGGGTGTATGGGTCGGGGTTCCCGAAGTCGCTGGATGTGTCGAAGGCGATTGACAAGCAGGACGCCAGCGAAGAGCAGGAGCGGCGGCGGCTTAGGTTCACGGCATGGGTGCGCAGCACTGGCGTCACATCGCGGCAGATTGACGAGGCCACCGGCACGAACATGGGCGGCCACTACACCACGGCGGCCAGCCAGCCAGCCATCATGACGCGCGAGCACCTGGAGCAGTGCCGGCACCTGCTGGGTGATGTGCCGGAGTGGGTTGAGCGCGAAGCCGACATCCGCAGCGTGGAGAGCCGGAACATGGCCAAGCGCGAGGTGGTGGGCAAGGGCGCGAGCGGCAAGACGGCCATCTGGTCGGAGGGTGGCATGGGTGACTTCGACATCACAGCCCCCGCAACCGATGCCGCCCGCCAATGGGCCGGCTGGGGAACCGCCCTGAAGCCCGCCCTAGAGCCCATCACCGTCGCCCGCAAGCCGCTGGTGGGCACCGTGGCCGAGAACGTGCTGGCGCATGGGACGGGGGCGATTAACGTGGACGGGTGCAGGGTGGGAACCGACGGTGGGACGGCCAAAGGCAGCAAGCCGCAAGGCGATGGCAAAGGCATATATGGCGCTGGACTGCATGGCGCTTGCGAAATCACCAAACTGGATACCGGCCGCTGGCCCGCCAACCTGATCCACGACGGCAGCGATGATGTGGTGGGGTTGCTGAATGATGCCGCCCGGTTCTTCTACTGCGCCAAGGCCAGCAAGAAGGATCGGGACGAGGGGTGCGAGGGATTGGATGAGCGACCGTCGCAGAAAATGGGGGATGGGCTGAAAAGTATGGTTGGGCATCCGAGCGGAAACAACGGCAACACCAGCACGCAAGACCGAAAATCCCGCAACCATCACCCCACCGTCAAGCCCACCGACCTGATGCGCTACCTATGCCGCCTCGTCACCCCGCCCGGGGGCACCGTGCTTGACCCGTTCATGGGCAGCGGCAGCACGGGCAAAGCGGCAGCACTCGAAGGCTTCCACTTCATCGGCATGGAGCGTGACGCCGACTACTTCACCATCGCCCAAGCGAGGATTGACCATGCTCGAAAAGCAGATTGAAACCAAGGTGTGCGACTACGCCAAGCAGCGCGGCCTGCTGGTCTACAAGTTCACGTCGCCAGCGCGCGCTGCGGTGCCTGACCGCCTGTTCGTGCTGCCCAACGGGCGCATGTTTTTCTGCGAGTTCAAGCGCCAGGGGCAGAAGCCCGCGATCCCGCAGCAGCGTGAGCACAACCGGCTGCGTGGGCACGAGGTCAGCGTGTTCGTCGTTGACAACGTGGAGGCTGGGCTGCGCATGGTGGACGAGATGCTGACGACATGCTGATTGTGCCGATCACATTGAAAGCAGCACAGGAGTTCGTCAAGGTGCACCACCGCCACAACAAGCCCCCTGTCGGGCACAAGTTCAGCATAGGTCTGGAAACAGATTGGGGATTATTGATTGGTGTGGCCTGTGCTGGTCGTCCGGTGGCGAGGATGTTCGACAACGGGCTGACCCTTGAGGTAAACCGAACCTGCACCTTGGGCGACAAGAACGCCAACTCGATGTTGTATGGCGCGGTGTGGCGGGCGGCCAAGGCGATGGGCTACAGGCGCTGCATCACTTACACGCAGCACGATGAGAGTGGCGCTTCACTCCGAGCAGTCGGGTGGATTCGGGTCAAAGACCTTCCCCCTAACAAGGGCTGGGATTGCCCATCCAGAGTGCGAAGTGATATTGGCTCAGCGGGCATTGCTAGAACACTGTGGGAAATCCGATGCTGACCCCCAACCTGCTCCACGACTACCAGAAGAAGGCGGTCAACTTCCAATGCACCCACGTCAACTCGATGATGTGGCTGGACATGGGGTTGGGCAAGACCATCGTCACGCTCACCACCATCGCGCATCTGATCAAGACGCGGTTCTTGCGGGGCGTGATCATCATCGCCCCCATCCGCGTGATCCGTCTGGTATGGCGCCAGGAGGCCGCGAAGTGGGAGCACACCAAGCACCTGCGCTTCAGCATGGTCACGGGCACACGCGACCAACGCACCCGGGCGCTGATGCGCCCCGCCGACATCTACCTCATCAACTACGAGAACCTGCGCTGGCTCGCTGAGACCCTGCAGACGTACTACGTCGCCAAGGACAAGCCGCTGCCGTTCAACGGGGTGGTGTGGGACGAGATCAGCAAGATGAAGAACAGTGCCACGGATCGCGTCAAGGCGGTGCGCAAGGTGCTCGATCAGTTCGCCTGGACGACGGGCCTTACCGGCACCCCGGCCAGCAACGGCTACAAGGATCTGCACGGCCAGTTCCTCGTGGTGGACCGAGGGGTGCGCCTGGGCACGTCCAAGACCGCCTTCAAGACGCGCTTCTATCGCAAGGTGGGCACGTACAAGGAGGTGCTTTACGACGACGCCGAGGACACGATCAAGAACCTCATCGGCGACATCACGCTGGAGATGTCAGCCGAGGACTACAACCCCCTGCCCGACCTCATCGTCAACAACATCGAGGTCGAGATGGAGGGCGAGGTCCGAGCGAAGTACGAGCAGCTGGAGAAGGAGTTCTTCACGCAGCTCGACAGCGGCACCACGGTCGAGGTGTTCAACCAAGGCTCGTTGACCAACAAGGCGTTGCAGTTCAGCAACGGCGCCGTGTACCCGGTGGCGGGGATGCCCCTGTGGGAGCCGATCCACGAGCTCAAGCTCGACGCGCTGGAGGAGATCATCGACGAGGCTCAGGGTTCTCCCGTCTTGTGCTCCTATGCCTACCGGAGCGATGCTGAGAGGATCATGGCGCGGTTCAAGGATCTGCGTCCGATCAACCTGACCGAGTGCAAGACCGAGGGGTCACTCACGGCTGCAATGGACAGGTGGATGAAGGGGGACTGTCAACTCATGATTGGCCATCCTGCCAGCATGGGACACGGCATCGACGGCCTGCAGAAGCGTGGACGCACGGTGGTCTGGTTTGGGCTCAACTGGTCACTTGATCTGTACGACCAGATGAATGCCCGGGTGCGCCGGCAGGGTCAGGGTGCCCCGGTGGTTTGCCACCGGATCATGTGCCGCGATACGCTTGACCAAGCGCAGGCCATCGCGCTCGACGAGAAGGCGACGACGCAGAACGCACTGCGCAGCGCCGTGAAGAAGTACCGACAACAGAAGGGGGTTTGATGAGCGGATCACTACGACGCCACCTCGCAAGCGTGTCGTGCTACGCGGAGGCCATCTCGGTCCTCATCGCAGGGTCGACAACGGTGCGCGGTCTGAGCGAGGAGTCGGGACTGGCGTACAACGCCTGTCGCAAGTTCGTTGCGACACTGTACCGGCGCAGGCTCGTGCGTATCGCGGCCTGGGAACAGGACAGCATCGGTCGCTGGACAATCGCAGCCTACGCATGGGGTGAGGGCAAGGACGTCAAGCGACCGCCGGGACTGACGCCGACACAGCGCAGTCAGCGGATGCGGGATCGAGCGAAGGCGATGCAGCGTGCAATCGCCATTGGTAACCGGCCCGCCACGCGGGCGCAACAGGAGTGACGATGGACGCGAAGACCGACGAGAACCACGGTGCCGTGGCGGGTCAAGTTGAGCGAAGTGTTAGGCCGCTGGTGGAGCGCTTGCGCGCTGGCGAGAACTTCTATGCCGAGAGTTCGCTGTGGTTTGACAGCAAACTAGCGCAGGCTGTGGACGAAGCCGCTGACGAGATTGAGCGGCTGCGCGCTGCGCTGGCAGAGATTGCCGACGGCGTTGACACGTGGACTGCAGAGGGAATGGCCCACCTGGCGCGCGAAGCCTTGGGGCCTAACGCCAAATAGGCCAACATGCAGTGCCCCGAGTT